CGGTTCCTATACTTCCAAAGTTTGTAGACGTTGTTGTTAACGGCATGTCTGATAGAATATTTAAGGTTAAGGCTTATGCTCAAGATGCATTGTCTCAATCGAAAAGAAGTAAGTATCAAGATATGATTGAGGGTCAGATGGCGGCTAAGGACATACTTACAACGGTAAAAGAAAAAACAGGTTTTGATCCTTTTACTGTAGATCCTGATGAATTGCCTTCAACTGATGAGGAACTTTCATTATACATGAATCTTAATTATAAACCTGCAATAGAAATTGCGGAAGAAGAAGCAATTGATACCATGTTTTCTGAAAATCATTATCAAGATACTAGAAAAAGAATAGACTATGATCAGATGGTTATAGGAGTTGGTATGGCTAAGCACGAGTTTCTTCCCGGTTCTGGAGTTCAAGTATCGTATGTAGATCCTGCTAATGTTATATATAGTTATACTGAAGATCCTTTTTTTAAAGATTGTTTCTACTGGGGTGAGATAAAAACAGTGGGTATAAGTGAACTAGTAAAAATTGATCCAACGTTAACTAATGAACAGTTAGAAGAAATATCTAGATACGGTCAAAGCTGGTATGATTACTTTAATACTGCACAATATTCTGAAAATGATATATTTTATCGAGACACTTGTACGTTAATGTATTTCAACTACAAGACAACAAAAAAAATAGTTTACAAGAAAAAAATAAATGAAGGTGGTGTAACTAGGATGATAGAAAAGGACGATACCTTTAATCCTCCAGAAGAAATGCTTGAAGAAGGAAACTTTGAAAAGATTGAAAAAACTATCGATGTATGGTATGATGGTGTAATGGTTATGGGAACTAACATTGTGCTTAAATGGGAACTTGCAAAGAATATGGTTAGACCTAAGTCTTCATCGCAGCATGCATTACCTAATTATGTAGCAGTAGCACCAAGAATGTACAAGGGTGTTATTGAATCTTTAGTCCGACGAATGATTCCTTTTGCGGATCTTATACAGATAACACATTTAAAGCTACAGCAAGTAATTGCTAAAGTAGTTCCTGATGGGGTTTATATTGATGCAGATGGTTTAAATGAGGTTGACTTAGGAACAGGGGCAGCATATAATCCAGAAGACGCATTACGTTTGTATTTTCAAACAGGTAGTGTTATAGGTCGTAGCTATACTCAAGACGGTGAGTACAATCAGGGAAGAGTTCCCATTCAACAGCTTACAGGTAATTCAGGAGCCTCTAAAACACAGATGCTTTTATCTAATTACAATCATTACCTAGATATGATACGTTCAGTAACTGGTCTTAATGAAGCAAGAGATGGTTCTACACCTAATCCCGATGCTTTAGTTGGTGTTCAGAAATTAGCAGCTTTAAGCTCAAATACAGCTACCCGACATATATTAGATGGAAGTCTTTACATATATCGAACGTTAGCTGAAGCGTTAACGTATAGGGTGGCTGATATTTTAGAGTATGCCGATTTTAAAGAAGACTTTATTAATAAAATAGGTAAATATAATGTAAGTATACTAGGCGAAATAAGTGAATTATATATTTATGACTTCGGGGTATTTATAGAGCTATCACCAGACGAGGAACAAAAAGCAATGCTAGAGCAAAATATACAAATGGCATTATCTAAATCTGATATAAATCTTGAAGATGCTATAGATATACGTGAGATTAAAAATATAAAATTAGCAAATCAATTATTAAAGGTTAAACGTAAGGCTAAGCAAGAGCAAGAAGAAAAGATGCAAATGCAGCAACAAGCGATGACTGCTCAACAGCAATTAAAGTCACAAGAGATGGCAGCTCAAGTTGCAATTCAAAAAATAGAACTTGAGACTCAAGCTCAAATAAAAATAAAACAAGCTGAGATAGCTTTTGAAATTGAAAAACAAAACAATGAAGCTAATCTTAAAGCTATTCTTATGAAGCAGGAGTTTGCTTATAATCAAGAACTTAACAATATTACTGAAACTGCATTGTCATCTAGAGAAGGGGCAAGAGAAGACGCTAAGAAGAATAGAATTAGTCAGCAAAACACAGAACAATCACAGCTAATTAATCAAAGAAAGAATAATTTACCACCTAAAAGTTTTGAATCTAATGAAGACTCAATGGATGGGTTTGACTTAGCGGAGTTCAATCCTAGGTAGGTAAAAACGTATTTGTTTTTTTAGTAATTTTGTAATAAATCAAATCAAATCAAATGGAAATGCAAGTAAGAGAAGTTACTGACGTTGTAGAAAAGTCTAAACAACAGATAGAGCAAGAATTATTAGACAAGCATGAGGCTCAACAAAAACTTGAGTTTGATGATGACAAAAAAGAACAGGTAGATTCTGTTGAAGTTTCGGAGCCTGAAATAAAATCCGAAGAAAGCATTGTAGAGGAACTTAAAAAAGATCCTGAGCTTTTAGAATTAAATGAAGAACAAGTTCTTTCGTTTATTGAAAAAAGATATGGTAAGCAAATAAATTCTTTAGAAGAATTGACAGCTGAAAGAGAAGAGTCAGAGACCCTTCCCGAAGATGTGGCTGCTTACTTTAAGTACAAAAAAGAAACAGGAAGAAGTTTGGAAGAATATGTTAAGCTACAGCAAGACTTTTCCCAAATGAATCCTGACTCTTTGCTAAAAGAGTATTTAACTATAACTGAGGAAGGTTTAGATCCTGAAGATATCGAATCCATAATGGAAGATTATGAGTTTGATGAGGAACTGGATGATCCTGCAGATGTTAAAAAAACAAGGTTAGCAAAGAAAAAAATTATTGCTAAAGCAAAAAAGTTCTTCAGAGAACAACAGGAAGTGTATAGACAGCCTCTTGAGTCAAGAGAAAGTTCAGCCTCTCAGAATGAAGAATTTAAAGCTTACAAGCAATATGTGAATGAAGCTAAAACGCAGAAAGAAGAAAGTGATCGTAAATCTAATTGGTTTTCGAAGAAAAGTGACGAAGTCTTTAGCAGTGAATTTAAAGGTTTTAAATTTAAAGTTGACGAGTCCGATATAACTTTTTCTCCAGGCAATGCTTCTGAGTTAAGAAAAGCTCAAGAAACGCCTATGAATTTTGTAAATAAATTCTTAGATGAATCGGGTATGCTTAAAGACGCAGAGGGATACCATCGCTCTTTAGCTATAGCAATGAATCCGGAAAAATTTGCTCAGTTCTTTTACGAACAGGGTCAATCAAATGCAACGGAAGATGTGATACGCAAAACAAAAAATATAAATATGAGTGAGCGTAGTGCACCAGAAGTTTCAACAAAAGGAGGAATGCAAGTTAAATCAGTTTCAACGCCTTCAAGCAATGGACTAAAAATTAGAAGTATAAAAAGAACTTAATATTAATTAAAAACTTATAATCATGGCAGGACAAGTAAAAGCCGCACCAACGTTTGCGCTAACCCCGAGTTCAGAGAGAACTCCAACAGCACAAAATTATCTAACCAATGCAGATTTCAATTGGTTAAATCAATATTTACCAGACACTTACGAAAAAGAATTCGAGCGTTATGGTAACAGAACAATCTCTTCATTCCTCCGTATGGTAGGTGCTGAGATGCCTACTAACTCTGACCTTATCAAATGGGCTGAGCAAGGTAGATTACATACTAAATACACTCAAGTAGGGTACACTAATGCAGCCTTACCTAGAAATCAAGTTATATTTCAAGTAAATGACGTGCTTGACCCAACAGCGGCTAATCAAGTTATTCGAGTAGGACAAACTCTTGTAATTGTTCAAAACGATGGATCAGGTTCAAACAAAGCGGTTGTTAGTGCAGTTGACAATGCTGGTGGTGGTAGAGGACGGTTTACAGCTGACTTTTATGAAGCAGCCGGTATCTCAACTATAGGAACAGGATTTGGTAATTCAGATGTTACTGTATTTATCTATGGATCTGAATTTAGAAAAGGAACTGCAGGAATGCAAGGTTCTCTTGAATCAAATGATTTCATCTTTGAAAATAAGCCTATCATCATTAAAGATACTTATAACGTATCTGGATCTGACATGGCTCAGATTGGATGGATTGAAATTACAACTGAAGACGGAGCAAGTGGATACTTATGGTATCTTAAGTCTGAGCATGAAACAAGACTACGTTTTGATGATTTCTTAGAGACAGCAATGATTGAAGCTGTACCTGCTGAGACTAACTCAGGAGCTGCTGCTATTCTTGGTAGCGCCGCTGGTGCTGCTGATCCAGGAGCTGGTTCTGATGGTATTTTTTACAGTGTACAACAAAGAGGTAATATCTGGGACGGTGGAAACCCAACAGTATTAGCTGACTTTGACAATGTAATTAGTCGTCTTGACAAGCAAGGGGCAATTGAAGAAAACGTATTATTCGTTGATCGTCAGTTTGCTTTTGATATCGATGATATGTTAGCAGCACAAAACTCTTACGGAGCAGGTGGTACTTCATATGGTCTTTTTGACAATGACAAAGAGATGGCGTTAAACTTAGGATTTACAGGATTCCGTAGAGGTTATGACTTCTATAAGAGTGACTGGAAATACTTAAATGACCCAACAATGAGAGGTGGACTTCCAACAGGAGCAGGATCAGGACGTGTAAACGGACTACTTGTACCAGCTGGATCAACTAGTGTTTATGACCAAATACTTGGTAAAAATGCTAAACGTCCTTTCTTACATGTACGTTACAGAGCTTCTGAAACAGAAGATCGTCGTTACAAAACTTGGATTACTGGTTCAGCCGGTGGTGCAGCTACTAGTGATGTGGATAACATGCAAGTAAACTTCTTGTCAGAGAGAGCTGTTTGTACTTTAGGTGCTAACAACTTCTTTATCTTCCAAGAGTAATAGGGTAAATTAATAAGGGGGTTTAATCGCCCCCTTTTTTATTGTTATAAATTTTAAATCTAATCAAATGAAAACTACTTCAAAATATGTAGACAAGATCTACAAACTTACGCGCGAAACTGCGCCACTTTCCTTAATCTTAGCATCACGACACACTCAAAGATTTCCATTGTTATGGTTTGATGAAGAGACAGGAACTAATAAAGCTTTACGATATGCTAGAAATCAGAACTCTCCCTTTCAGGAGGAGCAAGATAATAATGCAATTCTAGAGCCTATTGTATTTGAAAACGGTTTCTTAACCGTAGGAAAAGAAAATCAAGTACTACAAAAATTTTTAGACTTTCACCCTGGCAAAGGGCGGGTATATGTGTTAGTAGATAAAGCAAAAGAAGCCGCTGAAATCGTACAAGAATTAAACGATGAGGTTGATGCTTTAATAGAAGCACGTCAGCTTACAGTTGATCAAGTAGAAAATGTAGGACGTGTATTGTTTCAAGTTGATGTTACTAAAATTACAACTTCTGAATTAAGAAGAGACATATTAGTATTCGCTAAGAATCAACCAAAAGATTTCTTGTTATTGTTACAAGATCCTATGCTTAAAATGAATGCAACTATTCAAAATTTCTTTGATAAAAACTTATTGCAAATGAGAAATAAGGATAAAGAGGTTTGGTTTAATACTGCTTCTAATAAAAAGAAGATGCTTAATGTACCTTATGGTGAAGAACCTACACACATGGTAGCATCATTTTTTGAGAATGATGAAGGTATAGAAGTGCTGAAACACTTATCAGGCTTGATAAAGAGTATGTAAATAGTGTGTTTTTAATTTTAGTATATTTGTGATGAGAATATTCTCATATAAAACATAAATTTTTTGAAAGATGACTAAATTTCTTTATGTATCAAACGCGCCAATCACAGGCCAATTGATCAGTGTAAATGGTATTAAAAACATTGGAACAGCTACTGCGACAGCAACTACTGTTACTGTCGATTATGTTGATGGAACTACAACTACAATAACTACCGCAGCTCAAGTTGCGCATGATGTTTATGATGCTATTAAAAATGCAGTTGAAAATTCTTTAACTACCTCTTGGACGAATCCCTATTATAATGTAGCGCTTCCAAAAGCAGTTACAAGTATTGTTAACGCATAATTATACTAAAAACACTTTATTTAAGGAGAGGTCAACAAAAATTGACCTCTTTTTTTTTTGCTTATCTTTGTGTAAAAGAATAACAATGATAAATTCTGTACGAAATACAGTTTTGGCAATCCTTAATAAAAATAATTACGGGTATATATCTCCATCAGACTTTAATTTGTTTGCTAAACAAGCACAGCTAGATATATTCGATGATTATTTCTATCAATACAATCAATTAATAAATAAAGAAAATGCTCGGCTTTCGGGCACGGGGTATGCCAATATTACTAAAGGTTACGAAGAGGTTATCGATATGTTTTCAGAAACAAAAACGCTAACTCAAAATTTATTAAATCAATATTATTTACCATCTACAAGCACAACTCTAGACGATTATTATTTAATAAATAAAGTTTTGTGTTCTAGCGGAGGTATTTATCAAGGAGAAGCAGAAAAAGTTTCTAATAATAAAATTACTATGTTAAATCTTTCTAACTTAACATCACCTACCTTAGAGTATCCCTCGTATAGTTTGCAAGGAGTATTTATCAATATATTCCCGGTTCAATTTAATGGAGCTACCGATATACAAGCACAGTATATACGCTATCCAAAAGCTCCAAACTGGACTTATTTAAATGTTGCTAATGGAGATCCTGCTTTTAATCAGAGTAATCCAGATTTTCAAGATTTTGAATTATCTCCTGATGATGAAACATCACTTGTGTTTAAAATATTACAGTACGCTGGTATGTCGATTAGAGATTTACAAGAAGCGCAGTTTGGAGCAGAGCAAGAACAAATGGAAGAACAAAAAGAAAACTAATGGCATACTTATCTGAATATCAGTATTATGAAAATGCAGGAGCCGCACCCACTAATGCTAACTGGGGGTCGTATCAATTTTTATCCTTAACAAATATTGTAAATAATTTTATGTTAATGTATTCGGGAAACCATTCATTAATAAATAATGAAGAAAGATATAAGGTTTTGTTTCACACTAAACGTGGCATACAAGAGCTTAACTATGATGCTTTTAAAGAAATAAAAGCTTTAGAGATGAAAATATTTGATACACTAACCTTTACATTACCTCCTGATTATGTTAGTTGGGTTAGAGTCTCTATGTATAAAAATGGTTATTTGAGACCACTTACAGAAAATATACAAGTAAACTCAGCTGCCTCATATCTTCAAAGCGCAACTGGAACATTAAGTTTTAATGCCACTGGGACTGTTGTTACTACGACTTCAACCTTAGACAGTGAAAGAATATCTGGAAGTCAAAATAGTATTTATTTAAATAAAAATAATAACACTGTTAATGATCCTATAAACTCTGATAATCCTGATGGATGGAGAGATTATAATATTGGAGCTAGATATGGTTTAAATACCGAAACTGCTAATGCTAATCCTACCTTTAGAATAGACAAGAAGGCGGGTGTTATTAATTTTGACTCTACTATGGCTAACGAGCAGTGTGTATTAGAGTATATTTCTGATGGAATGGAAGGCGGAAATGATTCTTTAGTAAGTGTAAACAAAATGTTTGAAGAATATCTTTATGCATATGTAAAATATGAAATATTAAATAATAAATTTGGAGTACAAGAGTATATAATAAACAGAGCTAGAAAGGATAAGAGTTCTTTATTAAAAAATGCAAAAATTAGAATAAGTAATATTCATCCAGGAAGATTGTTAATGAATCTAAGAGGACAAAACAAGTGGCTTAAATAGCATGGCAAATATCCTAAGAAATTTTATCGCAGGGAGAATGAATAAGTCTCTTGACGAAAGACTTGTACCTCAAGGTGAGTATGTAGATGCTTTAAATGTAAGACTAGGATCAACTGAAGGGTCTGAAATTGGAGCAGTAGAAAATTCTAAGGGAACGACAAAATTGACTACTCTTCAATATGAAGAGACTGAATCAGATTCAGGAGCGGTTCCTTTAAGCAGTCAAGCTAGATGTATCGGCGCCTACGAAGATGGTAAGAACGATAGAATGTATTGGTTTGTGCATGATCCTGCATTTACCGTTGGCCTTACTCAAAAAATAGATCTAATAGTTTCCTTAAGTCCTAGTACTTTAAATTTAGCTTATCATGTTATAAGTATAGACGATGGATTTGGTTCAAATACAACATTAAATTTTAATCCTAGCTTTTTAATTACGGGTGTCGACATAATTGGAGATCTTCTATTTTTTACAGACAACTTCAATCCTCCAAGAGTAATTAATGTTACACAAAATTATCCTAATCCTTTTAAAAATAATGATGTAATTACAGCTGAAGAGTTGATGGTTATTAAAAAACCACCTATCAATGCTCCGATTATAAAAGCAAATTTTCAAGGCGCTACCTCTACAGACACTTTTTTAGAAGATAAATTTCTTTGTTTTGCTTATAGATATCAATATTCAAATGGAGAATTTTCTGCTACATCCCAATGGTCTGCTCCTGTTTTTGATCCAAGTGTAAAAGGCTATAGTTTTTTAACTGGACAGAATGAGTCAATGATAAACACTATCACTGGAATAAATATATTTTTTGATTCAGGTAGTTCGTTAGTTTCTTCTATTCAGATTTTATATAAAGAAAGCACGAGTAGTGTTATAAAAGTAATAGATAAATTATCTAAAAATCTTGAGGGATATTCTGATAACACAAACTATTCTTTAGCTTTTGATAACAGTAAAATATTTACAGTTCTTCCTTCTGTTGAATTGTTGAGGCTTTACGACAATGTTCCTTTATTGGCAAAGTCTCAAACTTTAATGGGAAACAGATTAGTTTATGGTAATTATATTGAAGGTTACGACTTAAAGGATATATTTAATAATCCTGTTAAGCTTCAGTTTACAACTAACTTAATTACTACACAAGATACCACATTTGATTTACCGGCAACATTAAGCACTGGAACTTATACGTTTGGTCCATCCGGAACTATTACTGTACCGGGATCAGTATTAAATATAGACTTTAGTTCTTTAGATCAATTCACGGAATTAAAAGCAGGATCAGGATTTAATTTTTCTATTACGCTTAAACATGCTCAATTTGCAGGAACACCTACTCCTCCAGATAGTTCAAAAACAGGAGCTATTGTTTTAGAGTTTAACTATTTGCTGCCACAAAATTTTACTTCATATTATGAATTGTTTAACTCTGTGTCTTTCCTTAATTATATAGGAACAGTAACTAACATAAAGCCAGTGTATGCTGCCTCTGGGTATACCTCTTGCAGTGGATATACTATAACTGATAATTTAAATTGTTTTATTCCCGATTTTTTATCTACATCTGGAGGAAATGTTTTGAAATTTCAAAGTGGTATTGTACAGACTGCCAGCAACGACTCTAAACCCTTGGCTCTTGTAGACAACACACAATCTTCTTCTGTTTTAAAAATACAGTTAACAGCAATGAGGTTTGTTACCGATCCAGCGGCTCCTCCTGGAGCAGGAGATGTGTATGAGTATTATGATATATCAAGTCAAACAGCTTCATTTAGCACAAAGGGTAATCCAAGAAGTTTACATAGTAATAGAGGGTATGAAATAGGAGTGGTATATATGGATGATTTTTTAAGATCATCAACTGCTTTAGTTAGCCCAAGCAATACTGTTCACATACCATGTTCTAATTCAGGAGATATTAATGAAATTGAAGTTGTTATTCCTTGGGGACAAAGGGCTCCTTATTGGGCAAAACGATATAAGTTCGTTATAAAACCTACTAAATCAACTTATGAAACAGTTTATTCAGAAGTATATTACGATGATCCTACATCTAAAGCGTTTTTCTTTGCATTAGAAGGAGAGAATGCCGCTAAAGTTGAAACTGGGCAACGTCTTATTGTTAAGAGAGATGCAGGAGGATCTACCTCTAATTGTGTTTTTGCTACGGTTCTCAATAAAAGCGTACTACCAGAGGATTATAAATCTATCACTGGTTTTCAAGCGGGGGCTTATATGGAAATTATACCTTCTGGTTTTGATGTTTCTCCAGAACTTGAC